TCATTCAAACGAGAAGATACTGTTTCTTCTTCATCTTCTTCAGGAGCAGGAGCAGGTGCAGGTGCAGGTGTAGGAGCAGGTGTAGTTGAGTCAGTTATATCTTGACCTTCTCCAGAACCAACACCTCCAGTAGGCTGTCTTGTTGGGGTTTGTGCTGTAGGCTGAGCTGTAACATTATCAATGGCGCTTTGGATTGGATCTTGTTGAGCCGCTGTTGTTGATTCTCTTTGGTTAGCTTCTGCAAATCTTTCATTTATTCTATTTACTTGCCCAACAAGAAGAGTGTCGTTAGGATTAAATCGTGGTCCTGGTCCTAAAGAACCGTCTTCATTAACTACTAAGACACCTCTCCTAATATAACTAGCCATTATAGCCGCAACAGTTTCATTAGGATCTCTTGTGTTGGGTCTACTAGGTCCACCACCACCAGCACCTAGATTTACACCAAATGTTCGCATAAGTGCACCAAAATCTTCTAATGCCTCACGATTGCTACTATCTAAAGGTATAACTGCCATTTACTTTTTCCTCAATACGCTTTCTTACTTTGATCCAGACTTACTTGCACCAAAGTAAAAACTCACTACAGAAGACACGATACCCCCCAAATAACCCAACACCAAATTGACGATTCCATCGTCGTTGGCATCAGGTGGCTGGATAGTAACGAGCAAAACATACCCACCAAATAAGGCCACGGAGACAAGGGCAATAGCTCTAGCCGTCCAGTCTTCTTTAAAAGAATCCCGCGCATGCTGTGTATCCTTTGTTTCTAAGGCAAAGACATCTACTTCTAATTCTTTCATGCGAACTTCAAAATCAAGTTCTGCTTTTTTTATTTCTGCCAGTTGCTCTGGTGTTGCTTGCGTTAGTGCTCTTTCAAGTTTTTGTGGTGTTGGATCACAGCCTAGTACATCAGCAAGCATACTAGCCGCCGCACCGCCTACAGGACCACCCAGTGCCGCTCCAATAGTAGGAGCAAGTTCCCCTACCAAACTTTTGATCGCATCAAATTTCATAAGGAACTTACCCAGCAACCAATTAGATTATTAGTCATTTTGGTTTCCCTCCGATTGAGTTAAATCCAAAGTACGCACCAACTAAAGCACTTACCGAAACAACATAAATATTTGCAATATCATGTAGAAGTTGAGCCGCCATATCAAATCCAGCTATTGAACAACTTATTACTGCAAGTGGATACATCACCATTCCCGACAAAGCAAACCAAGCCATGTGTCTTTGACTATCACGTTTGGCATCTTCATCGTCCATCCTGCGGCGCTTATCTTCTAGCTCAAGACGGCGAAACTCTTCTCTTTCTATAACGCCATTATTGTTAGTATCTGTTTCTTCAAATGAAGTCATCGCAAATACTCTGCTATTACTACAGTAGCTACAATAAATGGATACATAGACATCATCATAACTTCCAGTCGATCAAAACGCTTAGAGCCTCGATCTAGCTGTTTGTTAATCATTTCATATCGAATCGAGCACTCTGCCTCATGTCTTTCAAGGCGTGTTAATAAGTCAGTTACTTCTGGTGATATATTTTTACTTTCCACTTAACCGCTCGCTATAAATATTGCTGTACCAATTACTATTGCAAGTGCTAACACAACTAATAATCCTGCAAGCATCTGCTCTTTAGCTTCTTGCTGTCTATAGACTGTGTCCCTGCGTTCTTTGGCAATCTGTTTTTTCATTTCTCGGAACTCTATTAACCCTTCCTTGCCATAAACCATTCCGATGATGCTGATAAGCTCCTTTTGTTGAGCTTCCATTTTTTTCTTTGCGGCAAATGCTTGCATTGCTTCTTGCTGAACACTGCCGCTAAAAACCACTCGCTTAAAAGGATTTACATTCTTAACCTTCCTTTCAGCGTACATCACATCTGAAGCATGACCGTACCATCTGCCAATTTGCATCATGGTGTCTTCAGCAGACTTGCCAGCCTCTACCATTGCTTTGACCATCGTAAAAGCTTTGGTTGCACCAGCGATAGCAGTTATCGGATCAATCATCTTTAAATCTCACATACGGAGGACAGTCATAAATACCTGGCACATACCACCGATAACGCTTGTCTGATTTTGTATAGAGTTCTTTGTATACACATACTGTATGGTAAACAACTCGTTTACCTACGTATGCTGAAGTTCCTCCTTCTAATACTAAAACCAAAGCAATAATTTTTACGATACAACCCCATGTTCCTCTTTACATAATTTAGAAGACTGCGTTGCAAACTTTTTTTACATTTTCAGATTCTGATGAAAAATCATCACCTGAGTTAATTACATGACGATGATAAGAGCTTGATATAACTTCTCCACTCTCAAGTATTCTAGTGGCAGTTCGCACTTGAACTAATGTGGAGCCATTTTTTTCTATGACTTCAATTTTATCTGCAACTATTTCTTTCGTTAATGACATAATTTTTTCCTTTAGTCTGTTTCAAGAATCCACTTGAAATAATTAAGCGGCAGTTTCATAAGTAATTGTTAAACTTATATCTGTGTTGCCATCAGTTAAAGAGGCTGGATCAACAAGATCAGTAGTAGCATTATTTCTCATTAATATAATACTTATAATGTCTTCATTGTCTTTTACTTCACTTTGAAATTGAAGTGGATTACTAAATCCTGAATTATCAATAAGAGTAAATCTAACTGTGCCTATATATCTTTGTAAATTAGTTGCGATGCGAGCAGTAAAAGGTATACCTGTTATTTTTAAGTCGCCAGCCGCACCTGATACAGCAATGTTTGAAAGGGTGCCCCATACAGTAACTAGATTGCCTACCTTGACATAGCGTCCAGTTCCTGTTGTAGCACCCGCTGTTGGAGAAGTTGTTACAAAATCTGCTACAGGTGTCCACGAGCCTTGTTCATAATCATCTAAAAGATTACTTGATGTTGTTCCACCAACATAAAGGCCAACAGATGTACTAATTGCTCCTGTGACATCTAAGTTAGTGGCGGGTGAGCTATTTAAAATACCTACGCGATTGTTGCCAGCGTCTACAAAAAGAGCGTGCTCATTGCCATCTGATTCAACACGAAAGTCGAGATCTACACTATTATCATTAATTACCGTCTCTGCAGAAGTCATTGTAACGCGCTCTTTACTGTCGTTATTGACTCTGGTTTCTATTTTAAGAGTTCCATCTTCTTGGGTATCCGTGTTGTCTTCAATAATAGCTTGTAAAAAGGCATAATTTGTGTCATTTCCCTCAGAATCTTTACCCAAAAATCGAATTTGCCCTATAAGATCATTTGCGGCAGAGCTTGCATTATCTCTTGTTAAATCTAAGCGAGGTCCAGTATTTGCATCATCATCGGTTGATTTTAAAATTAACTGAGCTGTATTGTTGCCAGTTGTAATTGTTGTGAGTCCACCAACCGCCAAAGTGCTTGCCATATCCACGGCACCATCAATGTCTACGATATCAAGATTGGTAGTACCATCTACGTCTATATCACCTGAAATATCTAGGCTTGCAAAAACAGAAGTACCTGTAGCAGTCACTGTGCCTGATACGTCAGCATTGCCATTAATATCTATAAGCGTAGCTGTGAGATCAATCTCATCAGTAGCGCCCAATGCCAAGACCGTAGCAGATGAGCCTTGAATAAACTGACTCGCATCATTGAACATAAGTTTGTTAGTAGAATTTAATGTAAGGCCAGCGCCATCTGTGTGAGTTAGGGTAGTATCATTGTCAGCACCAAATCCTAAGACAGCAGAATCACTATCTAACTTAAGATCATTGCTAACTAAGACGGCTGTAGACGCATTAATGTCTACTGTTGGTGCAGTTACTTCTAGTTCAGTATCAGCATCAATATCTAATTGACCATCTGTTGATGAAGCTATTTTTAGTGCAGTATCACGAAACTGAATCTCGTCAGTCGTGGTCATTTGAAGATTTGTACCACTAGACGTATTGCTAAGAGCAAGAACCTCACCTAGTGTATCAACAGTAGCTACCTGGCTATCTACATAGGCTTTTACAGATTGTTGGGTAGGGATCAAGCTTGCGCTATTTGATGCCATATTGTCTTCATCAACGAACGCAGTAATACTTATTGCTCCATCAGAAATGGTTGCAAATGTTAAAGTTCCAGTAAATGTCGGCCCTGCTGAATCTGATTTAGTAGCAATAGCCGTTGAGATCGCATCAAACTCTGTTTCAAACTCACTGCCGCGAACTACTTTTGCCGCATCACCTGTCGATAATGAATCTTTAGACGCAAAGTCTGTTGTTTTGGTGTAGTTAGACATCTTACGTTCCTATAGCAAGTCAATAAATAAGAGAAAGGGGGCTTGCGCCCCCTGAGTCTTTTACTCGGCGATTGCGAGTACGAAACCAGCTTCAGGACGATATACCTGAACACCATACAAAGTGTCAGCAGTATATAGAGTAGAGAGATACTCTTGCTTGTACTGAGTCTGAGATCGAACGCTCATTTGCTCCGCCATAACAATAGCGTCAGTGTGGAACAAAAGTGCCGCTCTAGTATCAGCAGATCCTGCAGTGTTATCAGCCGCCGCCTCAATAGTTCGACAGTTAGCTGAGACATAAATGTCTACACCGTAAAGATTACCGATTAGACCAGAGTTTACGACTTGCCCTGTGACAAAATCAGAAGACACATATCGGTCGATACCCATGATGGTGTTACGAACCGAAGGAGGAATAACAAGCGAACGACCGTCCATAGGTACATTGTTGTCATCGAGCTTCTGAATCATGTCACGGAAGAACGCATCCGTGAATACGTCTTGCGTTGGAACAATAGTGTCATCAGTGTACTGAGTTGTTGTTCCATTATCGTTAAAAAAACAGCCAGTATGCTGGTAATCAGTAGCGGCTGGGCTAAATACGATAGCACCACCATCACCGAAACCAGTACCCGCTAAGTGAAGGTCATTGTCAACTTGTACGGACAAC